ATAAACAACTGCCCCGTCAGGCTTGCGGGTCAGCGTCATTTCTTTGAGGTTAGTTTTTCTGCGCGTGGGTGAGCAGAAGGGGCAGATCATCCTCGCGGAGTCGCCCGCGAAATCAATCAGTTCAGGAATCATTTCATCGAACCGTCGGATTTGCGTTTAAAGCTACGGTTTTTGCTGGGCGATTGCAACTTAACGCCGTCGGCGTTGCTGCCACCTTTGGATAATGCTTTGACGTGGGCCACGTCTTTGCCTGCGCGGTTTACACCTTCGCTGTCGAGCTTGCGACGTGCGCGTTGGCGCTCCATGCGATTCTCATGTTCACCTCGGGTCACCTGTGTTTTGTACTCTTGCTTGTAGTTGCGGGGCATGTTTCACCTGTGGGTTGCTGTTGTAAATATACTGACTTGCTGGGATTTGCACAATCGGGTTAGCCACCTTGACCGTGCTTTATTGCTTCGCTTAAACGCTCAATTGGGGTTAGATGTTCTTCTGCAACACAAAAGCGTTCGCCATAACCGAAATCATGCGTCACGACTTTCAATTTAAACTTGCGCCTGCTAATAAAACCGTGTATTCGCACAAGGCAGACTGCTTGAATTGAGCATAGGACTGCCCAGTCAGTGGCAAAGTCATCCATGCTGTTGAAAATTATCAGTCGCGGGGTAGGCGTGGTGGGATGCGTACTCGTTTTGATTTGAATTGACTGCCCCATGTAGTTCATATCAAACCCGCCATCGCCCCCGCGCGTGATGTCGGTGCGTATGGGTAAGTTCAACGCCTTGCTGACGGCAATCTCACCCAGCATCCCTGCGTAATGAATTGCAAAGTCTGCCTGATTTGATATGCGGTTGTTTTTAACATCGCCCCGCCCCAGTTGAACACTCTTCACGCCCTCGATAATTCCGGCATGATGCGCGGCAAGAATGATGTCTGCCGCGTCCATTTCTACATCCATGTTGTCTCCTGTTTAAAACATTTCGTGTGAATGCAAAATATATTGGGCGCGGTCATCTAGGAAAAGTTTTGATCGCCACTGGGTTACCACCATGCCATGAACACTTTTGCTGTCTGCTCGTACCCATCCATCAGCTATAACCCATCCCCTTTTCACCGCCATCCTTGGAATGGCTCCCCACGCTCGCCTGTCTGGAGGTTCGGGCAGATCAGGATTCGCCGCTCTCACCTGCTCGGTTGTAAAAGTTTGATGTTGCTGCGCATGGTTTTTAAAAACTTCCAACGCATCTTCAACCCATAGTTTGCCAGCATGATCTGCGGCAACATCACCCATCTTGTGTCCTAACTCAAGTCCTTCGTGCATTTACTTCTCCTGCGTAACGCCCCCTTGAGGGGGGCTTATGATAATTTCCACCCAAAGACCCCCCTTCCCCGTTTAAAGGGAATTGAAATCGGATGGTTCCACCGCCTTGCGGCATCTGCATGTTAGTTTCCTAACCCCTGTGCTTGCAGATACGACCAGCACCACGGATTGTTGAGGGTAGTTGCCCCGCGCCATTACGCTTACCGTGTAACCCTATTCTTCCGCGCAGGCAGGCTGACCTCTTGCTAACGTGCGGAGTACGGCTGGATGGGGGGGTGTTTAGACGAAAAAAAAACCGTTAAGTCTGACCCCGGTGGAAGAACCCAAGTCTTGTGAACTCAGGCCACCCCATGCGGGGTCGGGATCATACTTAACGGTTTTTACTCGCTTCGACTTCCACGTCTAGCTGTGCGCATTATAAGCACAACTTAGGCATGGTTGTCAAGCATTTATTGTTGGTGTGCCCGTAGGCGCGTCATGGCAAAGGCCGTGACCCTCCCACCAACACGGCTGGGGACTGAACTCAGGCGATGTGCCTGTTGGTCGCCGCCACGTCTCGCGGCTTGCCAATCCCCATGCGTGTAGGTTGTTGGTGTGGGGTTGGCTTTCATGGGTTCACCATTTTCCCGAACGGCGCAGACATTGCCCTGCACCCGGCGTGTACCTTTGTCTTTCGTCCTTGTCCACCAACACGGCTGGGGACTGAGCAGATCGTGCTGGCCCCCTAGAAAAGCACACAATCCCCATGCGTGTTGGCGGCTGAGAATCCCCAGCCCCACGATGTCCGCTACGCAGCTATCGCAAACCAACAAATATAGTTTACACGAACAGTTGCATTTGTCAATGGGTCAGCTACACTACGCTGGCACCTCGGTGCAGTTGCTTCATTTGTGTTCTCCTGTTGATGGATTGACCCAGCTTTAAACGGCTGGGTCTTTTTTCATTGGCTCGATGAAAATTTTGGTGCGCGGGTTGTCCTTGTCCAGCCCCCAGTAGACATGCTTCTCCTTCACCTGTCTGTCGTTTTTGTAATACACATCCTGCATCAAATCGAGAATCAGACTTTCATCCAAGTCAGGTCTGCGTGATGCGTAGTAAATAAACAACGTCACCCGCAGATCGCCCTCCATCAACTTCTCCAGCGGGGTCACCTGCTCACGAAACATTTCACTGTACGTCAACGCCTTCTCACTTTTGATGAGGCGGCTCGTGTTGCCAAAGCGCACCACCCGCCGACTGTTGGCCTTGGATGCTGGCTCACCATAAATTATTTTCACAAGCGCTTGCGTGTTCGTAAAAATAGTGCTAGTATCGTGTTTCGTTGATTGCATAAGGTGTTAGATGAAGATTACGAACAAGTTTAATCTGCCGCAGCCCCTCGTGACCTTGGCGTCCAAGGAATACTACAGCAAAGGTGATTCTGAGTACAGCACCACTGAGATTATGGCAGCGCCCCGCGTCAAGCGTATGCAAGAACAATACAAGCACATGATCGAACGGGATGTGGTGGATGTGTTTTGGTCTTTGATGGGGTCAGCCATCCATGCGGTACTTGAACGTGGCATGACCGAGAACCACATCAAGGAAGAGCGCATCTTTGCGCGGGTGGATGGCGTCACCATCAGCGGTGCCATCGACATACAAGAATTGACCGACGATGGCGTTGTTGTTTGGGACTACAAATTCACATCGGCTTGGACGGTGATGAATGAAAAGGTTGCGTGGGAGCAACAGTTAAACATCTACCGCTGGTTCATTGAAACCGTCAAGAATGTCAAAGTCAAATCTATCAAAGTCTGCGCCATCATCCGCGACTTCAGCGAACACAAGACGCAGGACAACTACCCCGAGGCAAAGATCGTTGTCCGCGAACTCCCAATGTGGGAGCTAAACAAAACCGAACAGTTTATACGTGAGCGCCTTGAGTTGCATCGCAACGCCAAGGTGGCACAGGACTTTGGCGAACCTCTGCCCGAGTGTACGCCCGAGGAACGGTGGGAGTCTGAAACGACCTACGCCGTAAAACGCGAGGGCAGGAAGACTGCCATCAGGGTATTTAAATCAATTGATGAAGCAAACCAACTTGCAGAAAAGGAAAAAGGCTATGTCGAAACACGACTCGGAGAACCCAAATGTTGCACCGGAAACTACTGCGGAGTTGCCAACTGGTGTGACCAATTCAAACGTGACACGATACCCGATTGAGCACGACCTCATTCGGCGCAATGTCAATGACCATACCGAGAAGAAGAACGGTTTAACGTACCTCTCTTGGGCATGGGCATGGGCAGAGACACTGGCGCATGACCCGCTGGCTAACTTTGTTGTTCACACCTTTGATGGGAAACCATACATGGATGTAAACGGCACAGGTATGGTGTGGGTATCCGTCACCATCAATGGGTTTACACGCGGTTGCTTCTTGCCAGTGATGGATTACAAGAACAAACCCATCGACACCCCCGATGCATTCCAAGTTAACACTGCCATCATGCGTTGCTTGGTCAAGTGCTTGGCGCTGTTTGGCTTGGGTCTGTATATCTATGCTGGCGAAGACTTGCCGGAGAGCGATGATGAGCCCGTCAAGGAGTCATACAAACCCAAGGCAGAACCCAAGGCGGAGCCTAAAGCCGAGACTGCGCAACCTTCTGACAACGAAATCAAATCATTGGAACTGTTTGCCGAGGGCTTGATGGAGTACGTCAATGTCTGCGTTGACGTCAAGGGTTTGAACTCATACTGGAAAGCCAATCAAGCCAAGATCGACAACCTCAAGTCTGCCTTGCCGTCGCTGTATGACGCGGTGCTGAAGCGCTTTAAACAAGCCAAAGAAGACCTGAGCAAGGAGCCCAGCAATGGATGA